CTGGACCAAAATTGACTGGTCCGTTTTCGGTATCAATGCCGCGATTGGGATAGCCCGTGAGGACTTCCTTGTACTCGCTCTCGTTCAGTTCGCTGCGGAATGCCTTGAATCGCTTTTGTTCGCTCATTTGATTTACCTTTTACTCTGAAGTTGTGTCTGAACGGTAGTCCGCATCGGACGCTCGCTTAGTTCCTGTTCCGCTCTTTTTGCGGCGATCAGCCGCCCAATACATCTTGCCTGTCTTCTTGTCCTGTCGAGCCATTGGATTCACGGAAGTCTTCTGTGGCGGAACAGGCTTGCTCATTTCAGCCGATGACTTCGCGTAGTCTGCTTTGGCTTTCTTGAGTTTGGCTTGGGCAGGAGAGCCTTCCCATCCTTCTCTCATGCTGTGTTCAGCCTTGCGCCACTTGTTCAGTTCACGCTTGTTTACCTGATACGGACTGCCTTCTTTGTCCGACTTGCGTCCGTACTTGTGTACTAGTTCAAGATAGTTGATGCGCGAACCACGGGCGTATCCTCTGTCGCGTTCTTTGGCGGTCTTGCCCTTGTTCAGAGCCTTTGAAGCCTTTTCCTTTTCGCGGTCAATCACAGCCTGACGAGCGGGAGTGATCTCCTCGTCCAACTCTTCCATGAATCCAAAGAATGTCTTGCCTTCACTAACACTCTTCCATCCGCCGCCCTGCTCGTTGTACCACTTCACTGCCCAACCATTGGCGTAGGCAGACGGATACACATCAAACTTGGCGCGAGCCTTGGCTTTGGCGCGTGACCACAGTTCAGGCTTCGTGGGCTTGTTCTTTTCCATGAGGGCTTGTGCGTCCTCGCAGAACCAGAACAAGTCCATGCCTTCCTGCGTGGGAACCTCAAACGACTCTTCAACGGTTTCCTTGCCGAGCGTAGCCTTGAACGCATTGAACAGCACAGGCGAACCCGTGATCTTCTTTACCATTGAGTCCATCATGGTGATCATCATGTCGCGGTAGATTTTTGAGGAACCCATGCTCTTTGCCTTGGCAGGAGACTCAAGGGCGCGGCGGGCTGCAAGCACATCCTTCTTCTTCACCAGTCCGCTGCGGAGGAGAGTCTTCTCGCGTTCCTTCTCCACGCCTTCAATCACAGTAGCAGGTTCCTTTGCAAGGGACGAACGAATGGCAGTGTACAGAGTCTTGTTGTTCAGCACACGATCCACCACATCCATGAGGATTTCCTGCATGAGGAGTCGGTACGCAGGATTCTTCATTGCCTTATCGGGGTCGGCAAACAGGGTCATGGCGCGGCGAACATTGTTCTTGGACACCAAACCCATGCGGAGCAGGGTGTTCAGTTTAGATGCGATGGCAGGGGTTTTGCCCATTGGTTCCATAAGAGTCTCCTGTTGTCCCTTTATTTAGATTTCTTCAGATGGCTCGTCATGCGGGGAGCGTTGCCTTTTCCGCTGCGATCCGTTTCAGGTTCCACCCGTCTTTTTTGAATCACGGCGCGTTTCCGCTCCTTCGGAGTCATCTCACCCACCGTTTCGGGGGTTTTGCTGCTTACTTTGTGCAGGGGGCGGCACTTCGGGTACTTGCCCTTGGAGGTGTCGGAGCGACCACACGGGGGATACTGACCCGTCTTGGGGTCTTTCCGCCCACCAATGTTCACCCATTTCTCCTTGAACCACCGCGACAAGTCCTCGTCTATTTTACAAGGAGGGGTCGGGAATATTTTGTTATGCTTGGAGAATCCACCCGTCTGACCAGGCGTTGGGGGTCGCCGCTTGTACTTGTCGCTCTCCATGAGGCGAACAGCCGCAGCCGAGTACAGGTCTTGAAAGTCAAAGTCTTCTTTACGCACGGTTCGCATTCCTTTCTGCAAATCTCGGAACAATGATCGTGCATCAGATGCGTTTGCGCGGCGAGGCAATCCACTCTTGAATGTCGCCATGTCGTTTGTTGCCACGGCTGCGCGGAGTTTGGATGCACTCATGCCCTGCACGCCTTTTGCGTCCTCGTTCCGTTTGCCTGCGCTCACAATGTTCAGGGATTTCAGTTTCAGCGGCTCCGTAGCCGTAGGCTTCATCATGTCCTTGAACGCCTCGTATGCGCCCTCGCGGTCTTGACCGCCCACCAACAACACATGATCGTATCCCTTGTCCGCAAGCCAGTACAGCATATCCACGGGATTCTTGATCTTTGCATTGTCAATGAAGTTGCCTTCAGGAAAAAACTTCTTCAGATATCCGAACTTCTGCTTCGGGGTTAGAGGATTCTTCTTGGGATCGTTGGTGCGACTGCTGAACATGGCGTGTTCTGCGCCGTGCTTCTTCGCAGTCTCCACCACTTTGTCAACGAGCAGTTGGTGTCCGCTGGTCGGTGGCTGAAAGCGTCCGAAAGCAACCACGATGGTTTTGCCTGGACGCGAAGTTTTAGATTTCTCACCAACTTTTTTTGCCACTTGGATCACCTCCCGCTATGTACCAGAAACACCAACTGCTCGTTAGTCCTTTTTCCAAGTCTTCTCCACAGTGAAGTTACTGCGGGAGAAGTCAAGGCGGTCAACCAACTTCACGGCTTTGTTGCTCATGCGGTCAATGGCAACGAAACCCTCTGGTGTGGTGACCCGATAGCCCTTTCCGTCCTTCACGAATGTTCCTACTCCACCCTTGAGTGAAGCAAGTTTGTGAACGATGGCGAGTTTCATCTGCGCCAACGCATTATGTAGGGCGAAAACCCGATTGATCTGGTTGCGGTTGCGCTTGATCCACTCCATGCTTGGAGTGGGTTTCGTGCTTGGCTTCTTTCGTGCGCCCTGTGCCTTCTGTGCCATCATCGCCAACAACTGATTCACATCGGCGTGACCGCTGCCCATGTTGCCGCGCACAAGACCGTTGATGTAGGTCTTGATCGCCTGTTTCACGCCTTCGTTCCGCGCAATCCCGTTCATCGTGGTCTTCAGGTCAGCGGCGGTGGCGGTGAGCGAGTCAATGCTGCGCTCCACGCCTTCACGATCAGCAACACTGAACAGTCCGCTGCCGTCTGCCACGCGCAGGGTAGCGTTGTCGTACCACACATCGCGGGTCTTCTTCAGATACGAAATATCGGGATTGAAACGGGCAACCATTGTCTGCAAAGAGTTGCCTTCGTATGCAGTATGGAACACGATGCCGATCTTTGCGGCAGAGATGCGCTTGCCGAGTTCGCTCTTTGGATCAACAGCGTAGGTAATGGTGTTTGCACGGAATGTCAGATACCGCTTGCCGTCAATGGTTTCGCTCTGCACCGTGTCCTTGTCAAACAGGAGGTCGCCTTGCAGCACTCCACGAATCCCGAGTTTGGAGAAATACTTCAGAGCGAGTTTCAGTTTTGCATTGAGTCCGTCTGCGGGGTGATTCGCGTCAATGTCCGCATTCGTGAAGTTCAGTTTGGGTGTTACATTGAACACGCTCTTCGTGCCAACGAAAAAACGACCGCTGCTCGGATCTATTCCGCAGATGATCGCGGGTGCGCCGTCCCACTTCACCGTGATGTCGTATGCGGTCGGCTCGTTTGCGCCAAACACTTCCATGACACCGCGAACAGCAGCAACCGCACGATTGAATCCTGCGTATCCGTCATTCAGGATTTCGTCTTCAAGATGCTCCAAGTGGACATTCTTGCCACTCTTTGCCTTGAATGCTTCTGTCAGGTGTTCGGTGAATCGTATCACAGGTGTCCTCCGCTTCCATATTTAGGAAACTTGGAGGGGCTGTTCCTCGCGGTAGGTGCGGATCGCGTCCACCAAATCTTCCACATAGTCGCGGGGATCGGCGGTGAACACCTGACAGCCGCCGTCCTCCACCCCGATCAGAATGGCAATATTTCGCAACTGCTGTCCCGTGAGATCCTGCCACATAAGCGCATAAGCGGTGGCTTGCATGAAATAGTCCTGTATCGCATCCTCAGACTTTGGATAGTTGGACGACTTGAAGTCAATAACAGACGGAACTCCGTCAAACTCACCAATGCAGTCCGTCCGACCAGCGAGTCCCACTTTTTTAGACCAGAGCGGAACTTCAATGGCGAATATCTTACCGATGCGATTGATGTCTTCCTGCATGGATACAAACAAGTCCGCCTCGCTCGTTCCCGTTGCCTCAGCGAGCGCAGTTGGCGTAAGACTGTTTCGGAGATAGGTTTCAATGATCGCGTGTAGTTTCGTGCCACGGGAGAGTACTCGCTTGGATTCTTCAGGATTGTCGCGCCGCCACTTGGCAAAGAATGCCCGCTTCTTCCATCCCGTGACTGTGGTCACAGACGGAAAAACACCGTCAGGAGTCCTGTATCTCCTGCCGTTCGGGGTTTCAACGCTTTCAATTTGTTCGTTCAGTTCAACGAACGCATGATCAAATGTTTTCATTTTTACTCTTTGGGCTGCTCTTCCACGATCTCGGTGCCTTCAGGCAACTGGTTCGCGGACGGCTTGGCTTTCTCGTCTACCTTCGTCTGATTGCGGTTCTGCCAAGCGTTAGCAGCCTTCCACTCGGGATTGTTCTGCTGATTCTGTTGCAGCCACGCAAGATATTGTCTCATGTTGCTCATCGTATTCTCCTAATAGTATGTAGGGTGTCTGTGCTTATTTATGAAATCATTCCGTCTATTTCACGGTGTTCACTCA